AACCCGGACTTTAGACCATCATTGATGCCGTTCAACATTGGTGGAGATGCGGCTGCCAATGAATTTTTTCAAGGCTATATAGCAGCCGCACACGTTTATAACATTGCGTTGTCGGCTGGCCAAGTCACAACAAACTTCAACGCAATGCGCGGAAAATTTGGTGTATGACTATAACAATATCAGGAGCAACTATGTCAGGTGGTATAGTTTTTGCATCACCTTTATTTGAAAATGGTTTATATCGCAGAAGATACAGTGGATATTTTGCTGATGATGTGAACTGGTTCGCTACAGCCACCTTAGTTGATTCAGCAGTAAATACTAGTCCAATTAATGATGGATTCGACGGCGACGGATTCAGCGTTCAGTGGCTAGGATATTTTTTGGCTACTACTACAGAAACCTACACCTTTTATACTACTAGTGATGATGCCAGTTATCTTTGGATTGGCAGCACCGCTCTACAGAATTTCACCACCTCTAATGCTACTGTCAACAATGGTGGGCTTCACGCTCCCGTAGAACAAAGCGGCACATCTAGTTTGGTTGCCGGCACCTATTATCCCATACGTATGCAGATGGGAGAATTGGGAGGAGGAGATGTTATGGAAGTACGTATTAGTACTCCCACTATAGCCAAGACTACTGACCTTAGTCCTTATATATTCTATAATGTATATACTAATGGCTTTTGATAAATACTATATTATTTCGGAATTCCACTATGAAAATCAATCAAATTATCCTAAGTGAGATGGCGACAACTGCGGGATCAGTTGCAACAGTCGCCAAACCAATGGGCGAGACACAAAAAAGACCCTCAGTACGTGGTCTTCAGCCAGCAGAAAAAGTTATGTTTGGCAAGTCAAAGAAAACAGGCCCATATGGTAATAGTCTAAGTGAAAGCAAAGTTAAGGAACTTGCTATGGACTTAAAAGGTGGCAAAGACGGATTAACCGACGAAGAATTCAAAAAGAAGTACGGCAAGACAAAACAAGAAGTTCGCAAAGAAATGCAGAACAAGCCACAGAAACAAGAACCTGTTAGTGAAGCTAGACTTGAAGAAGAAGATATTATCGTTGTTCCCGGTCAAGGGCGTAAAATGAAGACTGGATTTGTTCCACATGGTAAGAGTCGTATTGACCATGAAGTTGAAATGGCAAAAAGCGATTTGCTACAGTTGTTAAAGAATACAAAATCTGTTATGATGTGCATACAAGACAAAACTGAACAAGATGGTCTTGAAGGTTGGGTACAAGAAAAGATTATTAAAGCCGCAGATTATATGAACACACTTGCTGAATACTTTGAAGGTAAAGGTATGTCAGAAGAAATTACATCTGGTGGTGTTATCGCAGGCGGCATGGCAGGTGAAAGCAAAATGTCAAATCCTCTAGAAGTAGGAAAATGGATTCAGTTTGGTATGTGGAGCAAACCACAAGAACATCAAATTGGAAGAATAATGAAAATAAACAATGAATTAATAACTGTTGTGATTGACGGTGGTCCTTATTCAGGTAAAATGGTTGATTTACATCAAGGTAATAAGAGTTTAGTTATTAAGCCTGCTCAAGAACCCAATAAAGGTCTAGCATCAGTACGAAATGAAGGAAAAATAAAATGAGTCGTATTTTAAAAGGCATGCTTAGTGAAGCTAATCCACATAATTATGATAGTGATATTGATTACTATGACGCATTAAATCGTAAACCACGTGGTCGTCCTGAACCTGATTATTCTGAACCAGAAGATCCATATGCTGATATCTATCGCAAACAAGATGCGGCAATGACTCAACATCGTAAAGATGTCAACGTACAACATATAAACAAAGAAGGCAGTGCACCTAATGGTGAGCGTTATAATTCTGCATTCATTGTTCGTTCAGTAAAATCAGAACAAGGTGATAACGAAATCTACAAATTCAATGACGCACATTGGGGAGCAAAGAAGATTGTTGATACAGTAAAGAAAAAGCCTGACGAACAAGGTGAACCATATACTACAATCGTATATTATGTTGACAATCACAAGCATGGTTACTGGACACCATGGAAGGGCGAACCACCTATTAGTAAGGGCGTAGAGTTTGGTGAAGAAATCAATGAACTAAGCCCACAAACATTAGCAAGCTATAAACAAAAAGCTGGTGCTGATGCTAGTAAGAGTGATAGATTAGCACAAGCAAGTAGAAGCATAGGGGACCATGACATGGCACAAAAATTAACAAACCGTGCTAACAAACGTTTCAGTGGCATTGTTCGTGCTACTAAAAAAGAATTTAACAATGATGCTAAGGGCTTAAAAGAAGATTTCGAAGATATGCCGGACGAGTTAATGGATCCATCAGTTTGGAAGAAGTTACCCGTCAATGAAAAATACAAAGCATTAATGGATGCAGGATTAGTAGAAAAACTAGGTAGTTACTACACAGGATGGTTGAACGGTGAGTTACAAAAAAACGGCAAACCATATCCAGATGACGTTTATACTCCATACAATGTAAGAAACGGCGAGTTAGATTTAAATAAAGTCTACAGACGAGAACTTGCCAAATACCAAGACCGTAAACATGGTTCTGATTTAACATCACAAGACCGTGAATATGAATTAGAGATAGGCAGTGCAGGTCGTGCTGAAATTATTCGTAAGGCAAATGAACTTGCTGAAATGAAACGAGTTACACTACGCAATGAACGACTACAAGATGAAGAAGTTGCTTTCCAACGTGCTGAAACAATTCAACAGCGTAAAGATGAAATGAAGAAGATTGCTGACAAGTATCAGCACGACTTAACTGTCATTGACAAAGAACATCGCAATAACATGGAATCAATTCGTACTGGCAACGACCATGAAATCAAAAAGATAGATAAAGAACATGCCGAGGCTCGTAGAGAACGTGAGCACTCATCCAGTGAATCAGATAAGGATCGTGCAGAGAGAGAACGTGAACGTGAGCAGAATAGACCTAAACCAGAGAAACCAGAGAAGCCAGAGCCAGAGTACGAGCCAGAAGAAGAGCCTAGTCCTCGCCCACAGGGTAATAAATTCGACCAAGATACTGGCGAGCCAATTAGACCACAATCAAATCAATGGCACACAAGTCAGCAAGTAGGTTACACACCTACTAAGCCATCAAAGCCTAATAAAGATGATGATGTTACTGATGTTGAGATAAAGCCTAACAAACCTTTAGCATTAGGCAATAGCCTTAAGGAAAACAGTTCAAGTATATTCATTGGTCTTGTATTAGCTGAACGTATGGTAATGGGTGCATCTACTGATGCATCCAGTGCTGGTACTATCGGAGAAGAAGATATAGATGAAGATTGGCAGAAAACTAACAAGAGAGACAAGACTGATGGCATGAGTCGTAAAGCTGTGAAAGCATATCGCCGTGAGAATCCTGGTTCTAAATTAAAGACTGCTGTTACTACTAAGCCTAGTAAATTAAAGAAAGGCTCTAAGTCAGCTAAACGCCGTAAATCATTCTGTGCTAGAATGAGTGGTATGAAAAAATCACGTGCTAGTGCAAAAACTAAACGAGATCCAGATAGCCCAATCAATAAGGCACTGCGCCGTTGGAACTGTGAAAGTATTGAGCAGTTACATGAACTAATGATGATTGCTGAACAAAAGGTTCATCAACTACGTGAAGCCGCAAACCCTGCACAACAAGCCGCTATTGCGATTAGTATGAAGAAAAAAGGTCAAAAGCCTAAACAAGAAAGTTCCATCATAAAAGGTCTTGTAGATGAGAATCTAGGAACACCTTATCCAGGCACATATGAACAAGAGACAGCTCCTATTCGCAGACCAGCTAAACAAGAGCGTGTAATGAAAATTGCGTTTGAAGGAAAAAAGAATGCTAGCAGATAATCTAAAAGTGCTATTGGCAAGCACACAAAGTTTTGCGATTAAGTCGCAGAACTTTCATTGGAACGTTGAAGGAAGTGATTTCCCACAATACCACGAATTCTTTGATACACTGTACGGTGATGTAAGTGGTACCATTGATCGTATTGCTGAGTATATCAGAATCTTAGGTCACTATACACCAGGCAGCTTGACTCGTTATGCTGAACTAAGTATCATACAAGATCAAACAAAGATTCCACGTGCTGAATTGATGTTTCAAGAGTCATTACACGATTGTGAAGTAATGAGCGAACTAGTTGTTGCTATGTTTGATGAAGCCGCTAATGAGAATCAACATGGTATTGAAAACTATATGGCTGAACTACAAGACCTATATGGCAAGAAAGCGTGGTTCATTCGTAGTATTTTGAAAAAGGCACGTGAGTAAAATGAAGATTACAGAACTTGTTACTGAATCAGTTGTTGGTGAAGCATATACTGATGACAGCATTAGTAAAATCCTTCAACAAAAAGGTTATAAGTTTTTAGGTAAGGGTGTTGACCAAACAGCTTATCTAGCTCCTGACGGTATGATTTTAAAAATCTTTGGAACTAGTCATGCGGCTAAACCAGGTTCTTTAGAACTAACAAAGAGTCAAAAAACATTCAAGGCTTATGCAGACTATTGCAAAGCACATCCGGACAATCAATTCTTACCTCAGTTTAGTGACTGGACAATGTTTCAGTATAAGAACAAACCTTATCTACAGATTAAGATGGAAAGATTGTTTCCATTCAAAAAAGGTGCAACAGGTTGGAATGATGTTTTAGAAGAACTTGCCGATGTGGCAGCAAACAGTAAATCACCAGCTAGCAAGAAACGTTTTATTGATAGATATGTAGAAAATCCATATGGATATTATGTAGACCAGGGTAAACAATTATTGACTCATTTGGGTGATGATGGCTTCAACAAATTGTGGGACACCATTTATGATTTAAGACAAGTATCACGTAAAATTGGTCTAAGCAACTTAGACCTACACTCGGGTAACTTTATGTTAGGTAGTGACGGTGAAATTGTCATTAGTGATCCTTTCTTTGCTGGATGGAATTAAGAATAAGATCATGTTAAGAACCCACCTTAGGGCCGGTGTCGCTATCGGTTAGAGCGTAAGCTCAGGCGTCAAAGAGGCGGCTGCTGCCTCAGTAAAGAGTTACGCCAGACTCTTACTTAAGTGAGCTTTTATTTGAAAGATAACATGAAGAAAATTATAACAACAATCATATTAGCACTTGCCGCAACAGTTGCATATGCACAAAAGACACCACAAGGTGTTACATACGATGCAAACATTTTAAAAGTAAGTGACGGTGACACTATCGTTATTGCGGCACCATTCTTACCTGCACCGTTAAAGCCACAACTTGCAGTTAGAATCTTTGGTGTTGATACTCCTGAAAAAGGGTTCAGAGCTAAGTGTGAATCTGAGAATCAACGTGGTTTGGCTGCAAGTGAGTTCACTAAGAAACTAGTAGGTGCAAGCCAAAAACGTCAAGTTATTCTTTATGATTGGGATAAGTTTGGTGGTCGTGTTCTAGGTGACATGATATTAGACGGTAAAAGTCTTAGACAACAGTTGATTGCTAACGGGTTTGCCCGTGAGTACTTTGGTGACGCAAAGCAATCTTGGTGCAATTAAGATAAATATCTAAAAGGACTTATTATGGGTGAACATGTATACACATCAGCAAATTCAACATTCTTGTTATGGCATGAATGGGTTGACGAATTCGGTACAATCGAAGATAAATTAGCACATATGAGTGAAGAATTCAGCATTGAAAAAATGGATCTATATGACCGTTGGATTGAAGATCAAAAAATCACTAGCTATAAACACATAGTTAATGATGAAATCATACAAGAACACACATGGATTTGGGAATAAATGAACGCTAACGATTTTATAGCCGAAAGTGCCGTTGATGAACTAGCAACAAGATTGCCTAGTTTAGAGAAGCACGACTATAATTCCATTGACAAATTGATGCGTAAAATTGCGACTAGACATCGGATCACTGGAAACCTATTGCATGATATGTTTAAAAAGAAATTTAAATCGACTCCTGATAGTTGGATTAAAGGTAAGCTCGATGAACAAGATACTGATAACATAGATATTAAAAAAGAAATAGATCAGTTTGTTGACTGGACTTGCAAAAGATTAAACATCAAAAATTGTCCAGAAATTGAACTAAGCAATGACTCAAAAGAAGCACAAGACAATCATCACACTGGCGCACACAGAACAGATACAAATCATGTTTGGGTGTATGTCAAGAACAGAAACCTAGTGGACATTTTAAGAACAGTATTTCACGAATTAGTACATGTACGTCAAGGCGAATTAAATATGATTAAGCCAGGAGATAGTTATCCCGGCAGCCCCATCGAAGTAATGGCAGATATGCTTGCAGGTAAGTATATCAAGATTTACGGGGAAAAGAATCATCATATATTCCAGTAAATGTACTACATCAGTCAACTCAATCTTCATCCTTATCTTACTAAAAATAATGGCAGTTTTATGAAACTGCCATTCCAATTAGAAGAGGAAATAAACGAACTAGTAACCTTTGCATCTTCAATTAAAAATAAGCCTTTCATTATATTGTATGACGTAATGGAAGGTAGAATATACGAAGAATGTTTGAATACAATATTGGATGAGATTCGTAATATGTTGAGGTCTAGGGGAGTTGAATACATATTTGTGTTTGACGGAGACTTTGCACAATACAGTCAGGTAATAAACCATAGTGATATTATATACTCAAACTTTCTATTATTAACTGGATACATATACACTGTATTAGAAAAGTCACAAGAAACAAATAGGTCTTGGAACAACGTAACTCCTAAGGGTTTATATATGCCCGGTAAACCAGATAGACTGCATAGAGCAAAGTTAATGGGTAAACTTTGGGAACAAAATAAGTTAAACAAACTTAATTGGTCATTTAGTATGACCAATGTGGAAGAATCGAATATTAGAAAACAGTACTTAGATTACACCGATGACAAATTTCAACAGTTCAAAAAAGATTGCATTAAGAATTTAGACCTAAGGCCTAATAACAGCCAAGAACAAACGTTTACGTTTAACGGATACCCGTACGATCACCAACTGTATGAAAATACTTCTTTCTCCGTCATATCAGAATCTGATTTTAGTGCTAACTTAAACGACATATTCAAATGGTTTCCAAAACTTACAGAGAAAACATACAGAACAATTGTCAATAGACACCCGTTTATATGTAGTTGGTACCCTGGCATGGTAGATCGTATAGAAAGTTTGGGATTCAAGTCTTTCAAAGAATATCAAATGAACCCTAATTACAACAATATACAAAATTTGGACAAAAGAATAGATGCAACTGTGCATAATATTTCATTTTTCAATAATGCTGCCAACAAGCCAAATGTTGTTAATAAGATTAGGGAAGATGTAGAATATAACTACCATCATTTTATAAACTTGGCTTCAAAAGAATTTGAAAAGATTAAATGGATATTGGATTTACCACAAAATATAGGTCGATCTGATAGCATGAACTTGTACAAGTTTGTATCATTTATATTCCCGATTGTATTTGCTAACAGGAACTGGGAACCAAACTGGTTGAAATAATCAACTGAGTATGCTATACTCATGTGATGTTAAAGTTGCTAGTCCCACTGCCCAAACAAGTCACAGTCGCATGTAGTGGCGGTGTCGATAGTATGGCTGTCGTTGATTTTCTGAAACGTAGGCATGAAGTAACTATTGCGTACTTCCATCACGGTACCAGTACTGGTGAAGAAGCATTTAATTTTGTAGCCAAATATTGTACCGATAACAAGCTTCCTATGACGTTTAAGTGTATTCCTATTGAAGAACGGCCTAAAGACGAATCACAGGAAGAATATTGGCGCAAAAAACGCTATCAGTTTCTTGAGGAATTGGGCCCGGTTATCACTTGTCATCATTTAGATGATTGTGTTGAGACATACATTTGGTCATGTTTACATGGCAATCCCAAAGTTATCCCACTGACCCGTAAGAATGTATTGCGACCATTCCTAACTACTCGCAAGCAAGAATTTATTTCTTGGTGCGAACGTCATGATGTTTCTTGGATCGAAGATACCTCAAACAAAGATACCAAATACACAAGAAATTATATTCGGAACGAAATGATGCCACATGCATTACACGTTAACCCAGGTTTGCATACTTTGGTTAAAAAAATAGTTGAAAAGCAACTCTAATTCATATATACTTAACACTTTCAAGGAGAAAATATGTCCACTACTAAAACTTTCAGCGGCGATCAAAAGATCAAACTCACACAACTTATCAACGAGGGCATGGCAACTATGCATGAGATTGATACATTGAATGGTGGGTTGACTGATACCATCAAAGCAGTCGCCGAAGAACTTGAAGTTAAACCTTCTGTTCTGAAGAAAGCTATTCGGGTTGCACACAAAGCAAGTCTAACACAGACTAATCAAGATAACGAAGAACTTAACACCATCCTAGAGACAGTTGGCAAAACTCTATGACGGTATCACGTCCAATAGATGATTACTGGGCAGAGGTAGGTACCTATAACCCGCTCAATATGCATAGACCGGAGCACGTTGCTGTTCTGTGTAAAATAAATATTGAAGATAATCCTATTTTAGAAAAACATAGAGAGAAATTATCTGAGCTATTCTACCAGTCACACGGTCAAACATACCAAGATATGTTTGCATTGATGTTTCTTGGATATAAGACAAATGGATACTTTGTAGATTTTGGTGCAACCGATGGGTATGATATCAGCAACACCTACATTCTAGAAAAAGACTACGGTTGGAATGGTATTCTAGTAGAACCTGCAACACAATGGCATGCTAAACTAGCACAGAATCGTAGTTGCAATATAGATCATGGTATTGTTTGGAAAGCGAATGAAACAGTTCTTTTCAATGAACGCCATAGGGGTGATGCTAGTGTTGCGGTTGAATATCTTAACAAGGCTGATGAACCAACTGGATTTGATATCAAAGAGCAATACGAACTCCAAGGTATCACTTTGACCTCATTACTTGAAAAGTACGATGCACCAAAAGACATTGATTATATTTCAATGGACACTGAGGGTAATGAGATTCAGATCCTTGAATCATTTGACTTTGACAAACACAAGGTAAAGTTCTTTACTATCGAACACAACTACAAAGAAGATAACCGTAATAGAATCTATCAATTATTAACTAGTAAAGGTTACGATAGGGTACTAGAGCATTTGTCCGGTTGGGATGACTTTTACGTGTTAAAAGAGTACAATAATATCTAATGAGTTACATAGACGCAATCCACGATAGAGATAGCGACCGCATTTATGTGGTCGAAAGAACGCCTGAAGGTCAACGAACCTATAAGGAGTTTCCAGCCAATTATATATTCTACTACAGTGATCCTAAGGGTAAGTTTCGCAGTCTATACGGTGATCCTGTAAGCAAGTTCAGTACACGTAAACGTACAGAATTTGAAAAAGAACGTAGAATTCACAACGGTAAGAAATTGTTTGAGAGCGATGTTAACGCAGTCTTTCGTTGTCTCTCGGAAAACTATCTTGGTGTTGATGCCCCTAAGCTTCACACTTGCTTTTTCGACATTGAAGTAGACTTTGATCCTGTTAAAGGGTTCAGTCCTACTAGCGACCCATTCAATCCAGTTACAGCTATCAGTTGTTACTTAGATTGGCTTGATACTTGTTTCACATTAGTTATTGCGCCTAAGCACATGACTAAAGAAACAGCACAAGAAATCGTCAAGGAATTTCCTAACACACTATTATTCGACAACGAGAAAGATATGTTTGATGTTTTCTTTCAGTTGATTGAAGATGCTGATGTATTGACTGGTTGGAATTCAGAGGGCTATGATATTCCCTACATGGTCAATCGTGTTACACGTGTAATGAGCAAAGATGATACTCGCAAGTTCTGCTTGATGGGTCAATTGCCTAAGCCACGTGAGTACGAACGATTCGGCAAGACTGAAATGACATTTGACCTTATTGGTCGCATTCACCTTGATTATCTACAACTTTACAAGAAGTATAACTATGAATCTCGCCACAGTTATAAACTTGATGCCATTGGTGAAATGGAAGTAGGTGAGAACAAAACACAATACGAAGGTACTCTTGACCAATTGTATAACAAAGACTTTAAAAAGTTCATTGAATACAACAGACAAGATACGATGTTGTTGGTTAAGATCCACAACAAACTAAAATTCCTTGATCTAGCAAATGCGCTAGCACATGAGAATACAGTGTTATTGCCCACTGTCATGGGTTCTGTAGCTATGATTGAAATGGCTATTATGAATGAAGCACATGAAAGAGGCTTAGTTGTTCCTGATAAAAAACGAAAGACTGAAAATGATGATGAAATTCAACAAGCGGCAGGTGCCTATGTTGCTACGCCCAAAAGAGGACTACACGAATGGGTCGGAGCAGTTGACATTAACTCGCTCTACCCATCAGCGATCCGTGCTCTTAACATGGCACCGGAGACCATCGTTGCTCAAGTCAGACAGACTATCACAGACCAGTACATGAAAGACAAGGGCATGAAACTTGCCCGAGAAAAGAAGTACTATAGAGATGGTGATGACGATGTTACGGGTGCTATTCTATGGGAAGGATTGTTCGGTGCGTTAGAGTACACAGCAATTATGAATCAAGAACGTGGCACAATACTAACTGTTGACTATGAAGATGGTCGCAGTGTGGAAATGAGTGCGGCAGAAGTTTGGAAGTTAGTGTTTGATAGTCATAAGCCCTGGATGCTAAGTGCGAACGGTACAATTTTTACATATGAGAAAGAGGGAGTGATTCCCGGTCTACTAAGTAGATGGTATTCTGAACGTAAAGAAACACAGAAGCTAGCAAAAGAAGCATATGGCACTGATAAGTTTGAATATTACGATAAGCGTCAACTTGTTCGTAAGATTTTGCTTAACTCAGCATATGGCGCATTGTTGAACGAACACTGCCGTTTCTATGATAAGCGCATTGGTCAAAGTGTTACATTGAGTGGTCGTCAGATTGTCAAGCACATGATGAGTCAGATTAACAGTGTTATCACTGGGCAGTATACTCACGAAGGTGATGCTATTGTTTATGGCGATACTGACTCATGCTATTTCAGTGCTTATAATACAATGAAACCTCAAATTGATGCAGGCGAACTTGAGTGGAACAAAGAGACTTGTATTGGTCTGTATGATGCAATTGCTGATGAAGCGAACAGTAGTTTCCCTGCATTTATGGAGAAAGCATTTCATTCTCCTCGCAAGAATGGTGAGATTATCAAAGCAGGTCGTGAATTGATTGGTGATCGTAGTATCTTTATCACCAAGAAGCGTTATGCTATCAACATCTTTGATAAAGAAGGCAAACGTAAGGACAAAGAGGGTGCTCTTGGTGATATCAAAGCTATGGGTCTTGATTTGAAACGGGCTGATACTCCTAAATACGTACAAGAGTTCTTAATGGACGTTCTTGAAATGGTTCTACAACGAGGTAAAAATCGTGAGGATATCATTGAACGTGTTAAGGAATTCAAACGTGTTATGGTTGCTCAGGATAGTTGGACGAAGGGTTCTCCTAAGTCAGTTAACAATCTAACTAAGCATACTATTGCGTTTGAGAAGACTGGTAAGTGTGGTGTTGGTCACGCACGTGCCGCAATCAATTGGAACTATCTACGCAAAATGAACAGTGACAACTATTCAATGCAAATTATAGATGGTATGAAAATCATTGTTTGTAAACTGAAGCCTAATCCATTAGGCTTCAACTCAATTGCTTACCCGGTTGACGAACTACGATTGCCACAATGGTTCAAAGAATTACCATTCGATGATAACGAAATGGAAAAGACACTAGTTGACGAAAAAATCGACAACTTATTGGGAGTACTTGATTGGGATATCAAGAGCAACATTGATGTTAAGTCAACGTTTGACGATTTGTTTACATTTGGTTAAACTGGTGTTGACTTTTGCAATAAAACCCATCATAATACAAGTTATAACTTCCTAAATATATAGGACACACAAAGGAAAAACATGAAAGATTATTTACTAGACCTCATTCAACATACACATGGCTTAGGCGACATTGACTTGGTCAAGATCGTTGGTACTGACAAAGAAACTCAAGTCAGTGCAGTAGCTGAAAACAAATCAGTAGTTGTGACTGGCACATTCAAGTCACCAATTGCAGATTTTATCGGCACATTTGGTATGCCTAACTTAGGTAAACTAAAGACAATCCTTGGCTTTGAAGAATATGATAATACTTCTAAAATCAACATAACTCGTACTCAACGTGACAATGAAGAAGTACCGACTACGATTCACTTTGAAACAAGCAACGGTGACTTCATTAACGACTATCGCTTGATGACTAAAGGTATCGTTGAAGAAAAGGTTCGCACACTGATGTTCAAGGGTGCTAACTGGAACGTTGAGTTTGAACCTACTGTTGCAGGTATCTTGCGTTTGAAAAAGCAAGCAAGTGCTAACAACGAAGAACAGCATTTTATCATCACTACTGTTGGTAATGACTTAAAAATCAACTTTGGTGACCCATCAACTCACTCAGGCAACTTTGTGTTTCATGCAGGTGTTACTGGTAAATTGACTCAGCCTTGGAAGTGGCCCGTGAAAGTATTTCAGTCTATCATGGATCTACCCGGCGATAAGACTATCAAGATTGCCGATCAGGGCGCAGTTGAAATCACTGTTGATAGTGGTCTTGCAACATACAAGTATCTATTGCCTGCTCAATCAAAATGATTGACTACTTAGTCGGTGGTGAGTATCTTAATGTTACTAGTAACAGAGGTGCTCAGCCTTATATCAATATGAGTAGCACTCAGCCTATGATCGGTGTATTGTCGTATGATCATAGCAGTCAGAATATGAAAGTTTACGATGGCAATAACTGGCAGACAATTGGCGGCGGCAGTGCTACTGTAAATTTGTCAGTTAATGCTATCGCTATATTCAAATGGGTTGAACATAAGATGACAGAAGAAGCAGAGTTGAAAGCATTATGTGAGCAACATCCTACTATTAAAGATATTGTTGACCAGATGAATATGGATATTGCAAGTTATCAACACAAGATTGCTATGATAAAAACACTAATTAAAGAAGAAGAAAAAGTTGGAACAAATTAACTTATCACAACAACAAAAAGACGACTGGGCACTGTTCTTACCGGCAGTGTCTAGCTTTTTCATTAGTGGATTGGGAAAACAACGTGAGGGCAACAACTACTTTGATGCCGCACGTATTCCTGCAGGATTCAATGGTGACGTTGAATGCTTGAACTTTCTAAACAGCAAAGAAGGTTTGTACACTTACAAGTGGGGTCTATACTCAGCAGGACATGCTAACTTAGATCCTAATAAAGATGACCATGCAGAATCTATTATTCGCAAACGTGAACAGGGAACCTTCATGTTAGGTGATAGCGGGGGTTTTCAAATTCTAAAAGGTCAATGGCCAGCTGATTGGAAAGATCCTAATTGTCCTAAAGCATTGGCAAAGCGAAAAGAAGTTTTGTTATGGATGGACACATACATGGATTATGGTATGTGTTTAGATGTACCCAGTGAATCGTATCGTAACACAAAGGCATTTGAGCAACATAAGATTAGTAACTTACAAGATGCTATTAAAGCTACTCACATTAACAACGAATACTTTATCCAACATCGTAACGGTAGTTGCAAATTCTTAAACGTCATGCAAGGTTTGACACATGAAGATAGCGATAACTGGTACGAAGAAATGAAGAAGTACTGTGATCCAAATGTCTATCCAGACAATCATTTTAATGGCTGGGCGTTCGGTGGTCAGAACAAAATTGACGTAGACTTGATGTTACGTAGACTTGTAGGCATCATCCATGATGGATTGTTAGTTGAAGGAAAGCATGACTTATTACACTGCTTGGGTGTAAGTATCATGGAATATGCTGTATTGTTCAGTGATATTCAACGTGCTATTCGCAAGTATCACAATCCAAACTTCAAGATTACCTTTGACTGTGCTAGTCCATTCTTCAGTGCGGCTAAAGGTCTTGCATATTTCAATACTACTATTGAGGACAATCGTAAGTGGGCATACTCAATGACTAAGACTGCGGAAAACAAAAATTACGCTACTGATAGTCGTAAGTTTAGAGATGCAGTTCTACAAGATGGTATACATACTGTGTTTACAGACAGTCCTATCACTAATAGAATGTTGATTCGTGACCTGTGTTATCGTGGTCATGGTTTTATCAACAATCAAGGTAAAGAAACAAAGACAAGTTGGGATACTCTTAGTTATACATTATTGCAGGCTCACAATGTTTATCAACACATTACTGCTGTACAAGAAGCTAATCGTAGATACGAGCAAGGCATCAAACCTAAAATGCTAACCAACAAGTTTGAAGATATGCACTTTAGTAATGTTATTGATGAAATTTTTAGATTAAATGACAAGGATAAAAGTCTTGCATTAATCAAAGAACATTCAAGTTTTTGGACACAGATGCAATCTGGTAGTCAAGGATTGAGTGGTAAAAAGACTATCAATGCTATCACTATGTTTAATCAATTGTTTGAAGAAGTAAATACTGTTGAATCCGAAACTGTACTCGATGATGAGGACAGTGATGAAGCAATGCATGAAGCATTAGGAGAATAACATGCCATACTCACAAAGAATCAAAACACTAGAAGAATCACATCGTTTAGCAGATAATCAGTTGTTCCATCTTGAAAAGTCAGGATCAACGGATAATGAAAAAATACGTAACTTAACTCAAGCTAAAGAGAAGTATCTCAATGAACTACGTCAGCTACGAAGATTGCAATGGGATAATGACCATGAGCAAGTTCATCTTGATGACGACCATTAATGAAAATACGTAAAATTATCACATCTGGTTGTAGCTTTAGTGATCCAGGCACACCTTATGCCTGGCCCAATCAACTAGAAG